TGCAATAAGAAACTCTCGGCCAATATTAATAAATAATACGCCGCAGATAATACTGTTTCTAAACGTACAACACGCAGAAACACACGAGATAAGTAACAGGGGACCACCCCCGTTGAATTAATAGCGTTCTGCTAAGTTCAACGAGGAAAACCCAAGGGGAAAAATCTCGTTTAAAAATGAATATAATGATCTATATTCAAAATAAGATAAACAACTCAGATCATTGAATTGAAGTAGTTAAGAAGCATACTTAGGCTTTTCAGCTGTTAAGGTGTGGGAACAAGAGCTAATGCTACACTCGGAAATCCAATGAAGTATCCCAAGCAATAATCGTCAGCACCTCGCCTTAATAATAGTCCACCACTACTTGTACCAACGAATCGCTCACATAGGATGGAGTAGCGAGGTTGATCTAGAAGAATTCCGGGACCAACAGAATTATAAGAAACATCTACTCCAACAGCAACAGGTAGAATTCGTCTAACTGGTGTGATACAACCATGTGGAACAGTAACATCTAAACCTGCCCGCGTTTTATGTGTACTACTCATTGGTCCAGTAAAAGAAGGAACAATATTCGCAATAACTCCAGGAGGTACATATCCAGTGGAAAATGGCTCAAAATAAGATCTGGAAACTGAACCAATGAGTTTACTGAATGGAGAATGGGTTGAAGTAGGTACCAATATGGCATTGGTAAATTCCAACTTGGGTTCCTGAGAGATAAGATTAATCGAAACTCCGCCCCGACACAGTGAATACCCAAGAGAAAGGTCTGTAAAGTAATCCCGACCATATCCTGGAAAAGTAAAAGTGGAGCTAGCATTTATATTGCATTTAGTGATTGGGTATGCATACGGGTTCAATATAAAGGCGTCACCATCAATATGTTGTGTTAACTGTAATCTACAAAACATACTCAACAACTCCTTTATAGAGACAAAAGTGTCTCCAATTACCGCGGAATTATGAGTATTACTCAACTCTCCCGAAGGAGAATTCGCCATAAGATCCGAAACAGTAGTACCTGACTGAGGCACGAATACAGGGGCATTGTGGGAACTAATTAAACCAGCGTATTCAAAGTCGGGTCCAGCTGACTGATAAACGAGTACATCAATTGATTGCGCAACAGTCTCGGGTGCTTGTAGTGTATTTAATACCCTAACGAATAAAGTACCAGAACATCGCTCCGAATTATCCTCACCCGCTGAATGAACTGTCTGGTAAGGAACATTTAAAAGCCAAGGCACGGTAACAGTTACTTCTGAATCAGTACGTAAATCAACAATAGTACGGATACAATAATCACCTTGTGAATTAGAAACAGAACCAACGTACTGAATAGGAGCAAAAATAAGGGCCAATCTACACGAGTGAAATTCTGTCTTTACAAATTTAAAAGTATAAGTCATACTACCTTTCCAAAACTGGAAGTATTGACCTAAATAAGCCATTGGTCCATATTGTGCTTCCGTTAATGTGCCTACTGTACCCGTTGATTGAAGCTGAAAATTTTGTTCCATAGGAGTAACTTTTTCACTGTACAACAGCACATCATACGCATCACTGGTTGAAATGGAAAAGGAGCCGGTATAAGTAGGGATTCCTTTCAAAAAATTAAAGTTCATCTCATCAGAATCTACACCTGACCAACCGGCTATATTTTCCAAATGGGAATCAGGATTGAGTGTAAGTCTATCGCCCATATCCCTACCCGTTGAATTGAATTGATTATGATAAGGATTAAGAATAGTAGTAACACTCTTGTCGAGATCGACCGGGCGTTGGAATCCGAAGAAACTAGCAACGTCACCGACCACATCAAGAGCATCACCAACCCCAGATGCCAATCCACCAATAACTGGTACCTTACTAAGAAAATTTGTAATCTTCTTTCCTGAATGAGCAGCCTTACTAACAAAACCCTCATTATCCACTTTTGTTTCACTATCCTGTTGTTTAGATAGTGTAAGACCACGAGGGAGCTTTATAGACGTTTTACTTCCCGAAGATTGTGGTCTAATGAGTCCCCCAAGGCCCGCTTCATTATAATAAGGAGCACTCAATGAAACATCTTCAAATGACATAAAAAGAGTAAGATCCACAGTTGGAGATCCAGACGAGCCTACATTTAACGGAGATAGAACATCTATCCAAAATGTACCCCAATCATAAATCTGTCGGGAAAAATCAAAGTATGAAGTGGGAGTCACATATGGTATTCGTAACTCACATGATGTTTCCCTCATTCCAAGTTCTACATGTGGATGATTTGATTTTGCACATAAAGTACGATTGTGTAAAATTAACTGGTAAGTATCAGTAGGAAGAATATTAGGTAAGAAATGTAGTATCAATCGACCCTGTTGGAATGGATTAGCATTTGCAGTTAACTTTAGTACTGCTGTTCCACGAAACAAATTATATCCCTGAATCTTATTCATCCAAATTGGATTACTCTGAAGTGCAGTAGCAACCGTATTGGAATATAAATTCGCATTACGACCGGAAGAAGAACTAAACGTACCAGTCCACAATATAGTAGGTTTAGATAAAAAATCAGAGATAGCATTTGAATCAAATTGAGGGGGACCTAATGATGATAAATTTATATTAGAGCGAGTCTTGCCAACCGTAACTCCGGCATCGTCTATAAAAGTCGTTGTACCGGAGGAGCTAGAACTATCATTTTCGATAAAATCAACTGCAGACGGTGCGTCTTTGTTGATAGTATCATCAATATGGTGAGCAGCTAAAGAGGCTGGTGTTGATCCCCCAAGAAGGGATCCTACTATGGTAAGGTTGCTTGCGGGAAACAATTCTATTTCATCATCACTAAATGAAATTATTTTATTTCCTACTTGTATACGAAGAGGAGGCTCTATTTCAAGAAATGTGAAAAGAGCTCGCACTGTATATTTCCCGCACGGTATAAATTGAATGGTGCCATTACGCAAGGCCACCGAAAGATAAGGGGGAATATATGGAGAAAAAGAGATAGGGATAGTGAAAGAAGAAGAGGAAAGGGAGAAGTCTGAATTGGGTTCAGTAAATGAGTAAGAGGAAGATGATGATAGTGAGGGGGAAGGGGGGCTTGAAGCATCCGAAAATATGGCCCCAGCGTCGGACGGTGCTGGGGTTCAGGGTGCCGCTAGGAGGTAGAAAGAAATGAGGAACATTTTCTTCGGCGACGAAGAAGAAAAGCCTATAACAGTTCAGTCTAACAATAACCCTCTCCCAAGGGGGGTAGTTTAACGTCTTCCCACAGACGGTCGGAGTCTAATAGACTCCAACACGCTCAAGTTGGGCATATCTGAAGGTCCTACCTCTACAAACATACCCTAAAATCTCAAAGCTCTTTTGCACTATGGTGGGAGCGTACATATTAAATACATGCTCACCATGAAGAGTCAATTCAAATAGGACACTTTCGATATTCAATTCAAATTCCTGTCTATTCATATCCACCTTTTCCCAATTGAGTATTTCCAAAACAACTTCTAAATCAAGTGGAGCATCCCATGTTTTGTTTTCCGCATCCCAACGAAAGCCTCTCTTAAGAAAAGTAATTTCCTCCAGTTTTCTAAATGGTTTAACACTAGATTGTTTATCTTCTGCAGTATACTCCATATCAAATAATTCACGCATCATTGCCGCTATAGTATCTTGATTAACTATATTAGCATACTTTCGTGGTACTACAATGATATTATCATCTCCAAACGCAACTATAAAGAAATCCTTGAGGTTAAAGATCTTCCCACTTTGAGTCATTAATCTACAAATGCACATATAGCCCATTAAACAAGTAGCTAGGGAATTCAAAATAGCAGTCATCGGCATGCCTGAAGCTTGCGAACCAGAAAAAAGGTAGATAATTCCTTCCACTAAATGAACAGAGTTAAAAACCTCAGCAAAGAGTGTTTCTCTCGCCATCCTTTCCTTCGCATAGTTGACCGCATAATCTTTTCCCTTCATATAATACATTTCTACTACATCCAATAAAGCCCCTAGCACTTGGGCGCGCAGCCTACCATCATATGACGCAAAGTCCCCAGCAACATAGACTGGATCATTAACGCGCATAAAGGCTTTTACTAAATCATTCCACTCGCTATAAGGATTTATCCCCACAGCCGAACCATTGTATATCCTACAATTATCCTGTTGCAACTGCCTAATAAAATCTCCAAAATACATTTTAAAAGGAATGAGATAACGCTGGGAAACTGCCATAAATTGTCGTGTAGATCCATTTCTAACTTTCTCCAACTTTCTTCGCTCATCCTTCAAACAATCTATGTACAGATGTAATCTGCGCACACCATTCTCTGCATAATCAATTGTCTTTAACAAATCAGCTCGAAGTTCGGAAAACTGCTCTCTCTCTTCATTGAATTCCTGTTTCTTTCCCAATTTTTGCACTTTAGTACCAGGAAGCCAAACATCAGGGGCTCCTTGTGAAGTACTACGATCTATACCTTCCGCTCCTTTCATACCAACAATCCCATCAACAGCCTCCTTCATAGTAAATAACCTAGGGGGCCATGGGAGCTGAACAGGAATATCGAGCACCTCGGGAGTAAAGTGTTTAAGAACTTCATGCAATAACTCTTCATTCACATACGTTTCATCATGTAAATACTTCTTTTGTGCTTTATAAAGAGGATTAATTCTTTCACCATTCGACCAAAAGGGAGCCAATTTTGCTGGAGCAGTTTTAACTTCCCAAAGGTGGCCCTGTAATTTACTTGGTCTTAGCTTTGTCTTACTTGGGATATTCCTAATAGGACCAGTACCAATTGACATAAATCCATTATACACACCCTGCGCCACAAATTCATGCACCGTTGGTCGATCCTCTCCCGTTTCCTCAACATACTCTACATCATTATTATTACTCGGTAACACTTTGGGAAGTTCCTCATATGACACATCATCAGCTGGTGGTTGATCAACCGCCGCAACATATTCAAGTACAGTTTCCTTCTCTAATAAAAATCCGAGACACCGCATTTCCTTACTAGGTGATCTAGCATCATCCCTTGAACCTGCAGTATGAATACCAATTATTGTAGGAATCGGAAAAGCGTTATCATCGGGGATTAAAACGGCACAACAATCACCAGACTTTGTGGGAGCTACATACTCCAATTTATTATTGAAGTAGGTCAATTCAGGATCATCAAATCCATATTGCGTAGAAGGCGCTATTTTACCAGTAACCAACAAGTTTCGTTGTTTGTAGTTGGAACTGTAAACAGCAAGATGAGCTTTATATGTCCGGCCCATCTTCAATCTCTCATCATCCTTTGAAAGGAAAACACAGGCTCTTTTTCCCGTTCCCGTGAGATCGGCATGAGGTCGCAATCCAGCAGTAATGATGCGAACAGACATTAGATCCTTGCCTGCTTTTGCAAACATCTTCTGATTTTCCCAATTAAAACTAAAGTATACAACCAGAGAATCAGTCCACAATAACTCAACAATCTTCTCGGGATCGTCACCATAAGCTCCCATTATTATCGCATTAAAATGAAATGGACATAAAAAAGTATGTCCCTTAACAAACAATACAAAACCAATAACTACTTTAGTCTTGGCAATTCTTAGTGCATATTGCGATCTACGCCAAATAGCATCTAAAAACTGAATATTGTTTTCAACGCCACTTTGAGGAACAACTAACAATCCCTTTGGTTTCGCCTTACTAGGAGCTTTATCCTTATTTCGTCTTTCCCCCGGTGGTCCACTCTCAGGTTCAATAGTTGGAGACAATCCGGACAATATTTTTGTAATAACTTTATATCCAGCGAAACCTGCAGCAAGAGCTCCAGCGAGATACAATAAATACTTTCCAATCTGAACTACTCGGGTAAAGACTTTATCTCCCACCATTTTAATACCTGAAAACACCGTCGCATAAGCTTTATTAACTACCCAATAAACGAAATCTCGATAATGATTTTTGAGGAAACGCCAGGGTTTAAAAATCCATGAAAAAGTAGCCCCGCTAGAAGCGGTTGGTGTTATTATGATATAAGGACATGCTCTTCGATGCTTTTCAAGTATATTATCCATATCATCCGCAAATTCATCCCCATATCCAAGTATTTTTTTGCACCATTGACACTCTGCTTTTTCTTCAAACATACCTTGTGGTTCAATATTTGGGTTAATAAAAGGTTGAGGAGTTACTAAGGTTGCATTTATCGCTTCTACTTCAACAAAACTCTTCTTTTCCTCTTCATCTACTCTTTCACTGTCTGGTTGCATAAAATTCCCACGTAGGAACTCACCCTCTCTCCTTTTCGCTATTTGCGTTTCAATCAAATGAGATCTCATTTTAACTAAGCGATCCCACTTTAATTGAAGATTTGCAAATTTAGAAACTCCGGCGTCTATTAATTCAGAAAAAGAGTAAACTTTACCACCATTAAGAGGACCACCAGTACCCAGATCCCATTCAATAAAATCAAAAATATGAAGTGGAAAAGCTGAGTCAGGAGATTCTGGATCGTATGGATGATTCATATATACTTTACTAGAATCCAATCGACGCTTCAAATAATCTTTGGGATCTAAAGCTGAATTCACACAATACTCAAGCTTTGGAATTTGCACAACACAAATATCAAAACGTCTTTGCACAGCTTCCGGACAGTGAATGCTTCGCGTTTGTAATCGTGTAACATTAGTTGAGCAAAACACAACTTTCGGATGAGCATAAGTATTCGCTTTACGCTCCATTGCAGCCATATGTAGATGATATGGACTTATATTCTTTAACATAATAAGTTCAATAAAATCTTTATTAGGCATACCCGCTACATCGACCAGTTGTCCCCAATCATCATAGGCAATACAAAAAGTAGATCTAGTCATACCCTCCCAATATTCGTTAACACTGTGACGGTTGAATACAAAATCAGTTGGGCGTTCAATAAGTTGTGGGAGCACATCTGCAGGTAACAAGCGAGCGAGTAGAGCATCAACATAAGGATTTGTAATAGTAGTCTTACCAACTCCACTCGCCCCAGCTATACATACTGTAAGGGGTTCCATTCTTGGACCCCTATCCGGACATACATTTCGCTCAGCATCGTCTACTAATGGTTGTAGCGCTTGGTAAAGTTTTGTCATACGTAGCGATGTACTGGGTTTAATAGAAGGAGGAAGACGTGACATATAGCAGTCTAAGTCATCACGAAGTATAAACAAATACTCAGCAGCCTGCTTTGGTGTAAACTTCTGATCTCTAATTCCATCTCGTATATCGCTCAACCGCTCAAAGAACTTTGCCTCTCCATTATCTCTAAACCAATACGTATTCGTTCGATATGCTATATCGAAATATTCTAATATGGAATTAATAATGTTACATGTAAATTCATATATAGGGCGAATGAGTCCCCCAATTCCTTCACTAGATTTAATAGCCTCCGCAAATCCTTGAGTAAACTTTCGAAAATCTTTCTGATAAATGAAATTGGAAAGATAACGAGTATAGAGAATAGAAACAAAACCCAATGCAACCATATTTTCCTTGGATTGCGGATAGTATCCCTTTCTTTCTTCACACACCCTAGAATAATGCAAGTCTTCAAGTGCTGTGCCCTCTTTCATCTCATCAATATATTCAGTAGTTTCGGTAGGTGACGTAATTCCTAGGCTCTGCAGAATGAAATCTAACGCATGCTTAAGTGGACCTCTAACAATTCCAGCGATCAACTCAAATACAAATAATATAAATTTCTTAATAGGACCAAATAGACTCTTTATCCATTCATATAGTGACTTACACGATTCCCAAAAATTGCTGAGAAAATCAAACTTAACTTTGACAACTGGATTCTTTGACACACGATCAGCTAATCCTCCAGCACCTTGAATGAGGTCATCAACTATTTTTTGCATAAATTGCTTGGAAGAATCATCCAAAGCAACTTGGAAGAGAGCTTGTGGTACAAATTTATTGTGCACTCGTCCACTCTTTTTCTTTTTATCCCTACGCTCGTATAAAGAATTATTTGTATTAGTATGCTCTTTAGCTTCCTCTAATCTCTTATGATATATTAGCGATTGTTTCGCTTTATTGAGTTCTTTCTGTTTGTTAGCAGCAATACGTCGCTTCCGCTCATAATGTTCAATATTACTCGTAATAAACATATAAGCAAATTGAATTAATTGAGCATCAAACTTATTCACACAAGAATCACACCATAGAATTTCCTTATCTAGTATCCATTGAGCGCTCTTACATGACAAAATATACGTAGTCTTATGGGAACGAACTATGTGTAATAAATGTTTCTCTAAATATGACACACATTTATTACAACGTTCGCCCTTACGCTTTTCATCGCTCTCAAATGGGCAAGTAGCTAAATACTCCTTCAATGTACTCTCTGCTGAAGACAAAATAGTTAATCCCTTAGGTAATTCCGTAGATACTTGACCTTCAATAGACTGCGGAGAGAAAATAATTTCATCGTCTCCAAATCGTAATACAGGTTGACAATTCCAAGTACTAAATTGAGGAAAATCATATAAATCTTCTTCCATTCTATCACCTGTATCGGCATTTACAGGAGTTCCTATAATAAATCCAATATGCCGCAAACTCCCTTCTAAAAGCTCTCGGGGGTAAGTGCGCGCAAAAATAAGGAACATATTATCCTGTGAATGTAGTGCAACTGTAGCAGATTCAAATGAATAAATAGGATCAAATGAATAAGCAGCATTAGGTAAAAGACGAAACATATTATGCATCGGAAATATTACTGAATCATCATCCAATGCACGAAAGCCCAATGACAAACATAAAGACTCTTCAGGAACACGTCCGGTAATATTTCTCACTATATCAAACCCAGAGTATTGACCAATAGGGTGAGGTGTAGGAATATTATGAAAATAAATCGTACAAGTTTCAATGGTAACTTGGGCACGTGATGTAGGAGCAGATTGGGGATAATATCTAAATATTGTATTGTTAAAATGCTCAAGATGTAAATGATATAATATCTGAAACAAATCATGCTCCTCCGATATACATATAATTATAATCATACAATAAACATCGAATATAAGATTGTACTGAATAGACTTATAAAGATACGCAATATAGAGGTGTGTAATTAGAATCCAATAGTCAATCCACAATTGCCACTGCGTAATACGAAGAAAATAGTATATACAAAATCCAATTAAATGAAAGCAGTGGAAATAATAATTTAAAAAAACATAAATATAAATATATAATAACAAGCCGAAAATAAGTAAACAACGACGAATATTTAAATAAGTATAAGATGAATGAACAAAAACATAATAAAATATAATTACATAACACAACAAAAGGAAACAAATAAAAATCCACGTCGGGTCGTGGAAAAGGGAGAATGTACTGGACATTTCTGCGGGGGGGGGCGTAACCTGATAGGTAAGAGGTAGGATACTTGCGCAACACGCTGTCCTCATGTAAATGTGGGGTTGTTGTATTGTCACACACTGTGACACAACTAAAGCATCTTCAATCAAAAAGGGAATATATTTTCCTTTAAACGCATATTCCCAATCTATCGAAATCTCTCCACCATGTTATAGATAATACAATGAGGTTCCTCAACCATAGCTTTCTTTTGCAGATAAACATACCTTAGGTCGACAGCTCCGAAGAGCCAGACGCTTGTTTGAGCGGCACACGAGAAGGTGTCATCCTACACATGTGCATTGACGTAAGTTTGTTCCGTGATATTAGAAAAGCGTCATAATCACGGCCTAGCGCCAGAATCACCTAACGACTCCAATCCAACGAAGGACCGGCATAGTACAATTCCAGTACGGCTAACTAAGCTTTGTGGAAAGTGAATAATAATAACTAATAATAATAACTAAAGAGAATGAAAATAAATACATTTAATATTTTGAATATATCAAGCATATGTAGCCATATTTAGATACCCGAAAGGTCCTCCAATAATAC